GCTCTTATTTTGAAGCTCTTCTAGTCTTTTTATTTCCCTCTCGGAAGCCTTCAGCCTCCTCTTTGCTGCAGCCTCTTCTTCTCTCCTTCTCTTTCTGTCTGCAAGAGAAGCCCTAATCTTTTCTCCCTCTATTGCCCGAATAGCCTCCTCTGAGAGCTCTACCCAGTTACCAATCGCCTCCGGGTCGAACATATTAAAGGTTAAATTGTTGTAGTCATCTATGGTCTTGAACGCCTCGTCCATGCGATCCGTAATGTCGCTATATGCCTGTGGAAGCTCGCGCAGCTTCACCAACATTTCCGCTGCGTGGGCGGCGTTTGCCGAAAACGCAAGATTGCTATTCACAGCCAAGATCATAAAAGCGTCAGAGGCAATGCTCGTGAGCCGAGCAATCATCTCCATTGTCCCCATGAGGGCAACGGCAGGCTTTGCGGCATTCCTCAAAGAATTTGCTATCGCTTTTCCGAAGTCTTCGATGTCTCCGGTCTTGCTCATGTGGACCAGATAGTTGGTAGTCACTTCACCAAGCTTGACTAACTCTGGAATCACTTCCTTACCGAGCTCGATTCTCATCCCCCTGAATGCGATCTCAAGGTCAGCCTGTGCATCGATCAGAGCCTCTGAGTCAGCCAAGGTCTCGGCGCTCATCATCGCGTTAAGGTCCCTTAGTCGGTCCTCAACTTCCTTGATCCCATCCGCACCGTTCTCCATCATGTTAGCCATCTCGGTACCCGAGCGGCCTAGCAAGAGCATGAGCGTTCCTGTGCGCTCCGCAGACTCTCCCATCATCTCCGACTTGTCTGCCAACTCGAGGAAGACATCGTTGACTGGACGGAGGGTGCCGTCCGCGTTGGCTATCTCTATTCCTAGGGATTCAAAGGTTTCCTCTAGTTGACGAGAGCCCTGTTGGGCATCTGTCATCACTCGACCGAGCTTCTTAAGACCGTTCGCGACATGCTGGACGCTCGTTCCAGCTCTCTGGGCAGCAAACTCGTAACCCTGATATTGCTCTGCAGTAACACCCACCATTCGGGCCTGCTTCGCCATCCGGTCGCCAAACTTAGCGAGCTCTAAAGTAGAGTCTTTGAAGACCTTAAAGCTTAGTTGGAAGGTAGCCGTTAGGGCTCTTCCGGCAAGATCAAGAGCCTTGACCCCGACCGCAGCCCCAGCCATCGCTCCAGCGAGCTTCTTAACCGACACTCCGGTCTTCTTGCTCTCCTTCTGTGCCTTGTTTAGCCCCTTAACGAGACCCTTGACGTTTGCTCCGATCTTTAAGTTCATTTGTTTCGTCTCCTGGCGCGCTCTGATTCGACCTCTGAGTAGTGGGCAGAGACGAGTTGGGATTCAGTCTCGATAATACCTATGGCATCGAGTAAGCGTGCGTCTTGTTGAGACAGTGGGCCGTCTTCGGGCAGTACCTTGAAACGAGACCAAGCGCTCCACTGGTGGATAGCAGACCAGATCCAAGGGTCGCACTCCTTCAGGGGGCACCGAGAGATCTTACGATCTACGGGGTGACACCCTGATGGACGAGACTTCGGGAGCTTCACCGGAGTTCTGAAGCGATAGCGACCCTTACCGTCTGGATCTCCATCTTTGCAGCGAGTGCCACCACAGGCACCCCAGAGCTTGCACCCTGTCCAGCCGCTCTTCGACCAGAGTTCAGCTTCTTCTGGGGTGGGCTCGTTCCGAGAGACGTACTGGAAAGCGGCCCTTAGCTTTTTCCCTCGCCCTCGCTCACCGAGCCCTCCTCGAGGATGTGAAGGCAGAGGTCCGCTCCTAGGTCCTCCAACTGGATCAAGGCCTCGAGCAGTTCGTCTCTCGACGGAACCTCGTCGTTGATTGTCAGGTCTCGACATCCAACCACCAAGTCCCTCATCAGGTCTGCCCGAAAACGAGACATCATCTCGTGAGCTTCCTGTTGCGACGCAACGACCTCCTCGATGGCTCCCTCTGACAATTCCTCTGGATCGCCTTGAGTGGCCTCTGAGAAGCCGCTGACTGCCTTCTGGATCCGAAGAGACAACTCTAGGTGTCTCGTCCTCCAGCCATGGGTTATAGGACGGAACAAGATGACCGCAGTGTCTCCACTTGCGTCCTCCATCTTGAACTCGCGGACATTCCATCTGTTTAATTCCACCGTGGTGCTCCGGTGTTAGTGGTTAAGGTCAGCCGACCATCAAGTAAATCTCTGTCTCTGCAGCAGTTCCTCTGGCCTGACCTGTCATCGAAACGGTGACCTCGTCACCACCTCGATCCATGTCGGGCTCCTCGAACTGGAAGGTGGGGAGTTCAACGCCTAGGATTCCACCTTCTGCCTCACCCTGCTGGGCAAGGACATCGACAGCCTCTCTAGACCGTCCGTCCATCGCTGCAATCATTGTCGAGTTGTAGAAGGACCACCCGTCAAGGGTTGCTGTCACATTCCGCATTCCACCGACATAACCGTCTACGACGTAAGCGTCACCGTGGACGTTCTCTCGGTAGATGATGCCCTGGTCCACCTCGATGCTGATGGTGCCGGCCTCAAAAGCCTCTCCACCAACCATAAGCTGACCCGATGTCGCCGGGATCGGAGTCCCTGCGTAGCTTCCCGTTGGACGGTAGGGATACATCAGCGATCCGTCAACGTGACTCGATGCAGCCCCTCCACCGAGGTAGCTTCCACGAGCGGCCACTGTCACCGAATCACCAGACACATCGATGACCTTGAAGACTTCAGAGTCGACCTGAAAGTAGTAGGGGGTCGTTCCTGTAGCATCCGATGGAATGGCCGCTCCGTCTGAAACATTAAACGTAGTGGTTCCCGCTCCAAGCGTTCCTCCCGTGTTCAGGGTGGTCTGAACCATTCGGTTATCCTGTCGCCCCGTCCCGCTAAACGTAATGCGCGCAGCCTCGTCACCACCCATCGAGATGCTCTGGTTTCCAACAACCCCACCAATCACTCGGTCAGCGCTGTTGTTGTTCATTGCCCAGATAGTAAGAGCGTCAGGAACCGTGTCCTTAGCGTCTTTCGGCTTATACATAAGGGCACCCTTTACGTTGGCACCGCTGTTGGGATTGTTCTGCAGGACTGGAGTAACGCTCAGTCGGTTAGCACCACCCGCGTCAATCTCGGTGATTCGCCTGATTTCGTAAGCGCCCGTGCCGTTATTCGTCTCGAAGATGACAGCATCACCAACAGCAAAGCCTGACGAACTGGCAACGTTAATCACCGATGTCGAGCCACCCGTCATGGTTGTCGTCGTAGCAGATCGGTTAGAAACCAACTGCCACCCGCCCGAGGTCATCAGATCGATCCAGTCGGGAGCAGTGCCACGAGTGGTGAGGTAGGCGTAGCACTCAAGGCTGAACTCAGAGGTGCGCTTTTGGTTAATAATCCCAAGAGCAGTTGAGGTCCCACGCTTATCCGCAAACATAGCGAACGGAGACTTCCCGTTCACTGATGCCGTGATAACTCGAACCGCATCTGCAGCAACAGGATGGTCTTCGGCAGCCGTCTTGAAAGAGGTCTGCGGATCTACGAAGAGGACTAGGTCTCTTCCGATGTCTGTTGATGGTCCGGTCATCTTAATAATCCTCCTGCAGTCGAACGAGATACGTCGTTCTCAGCATCATGTTAGGCGTCGAAGCCTGAATCTCAGGATCGAATGCCAAGTCATTGGTTTCGATAGTACAGCGAATCACTCGACCTGTGGCGACAGATCCACCGTTAGATAGCGTCCACCCCTGCCGGCCCATTGGAAGCCGACGAAGGAAGATTTTAGTAAGAGCGTCTCGGTAACGACACATCGCAAGACCTACGTCTGACTCACTGCCGTTGATGTTGAGGTCGAGGACGATGATGCGGGTCTCGAGCGAGACGTTGATCATCCTAGAGTTCGCCTCCTGCTCCGCTGTGTCCGAGAGATAGATCGTACACATGTGCGGGAACTGCCGAGACTGCAACCCCTTCGGGTAGAACTTCTCAAACTGGGAGATATCAGGGAGCTCTGCAGTCGAGAGCCCCTTCTCTGCTCGCATGTTAGAGAGCTGGGTGTTCAGCCCATAGTCCGAGCTAGTCAGGAACTCGTTCATTGCCTCGACGGCAGCTTCGGCACCGTAGTAAGCCATGACCTACCTCCAAGTGCCGTTGATCATCTTCTTGATGGTCTTCTTCGCTCCGGACTCGCTCTCTGCGTGGGCCTTGCTGAATTGCTTCTCGATCTCTTTGCTGAAGGCTCTCCGTCGAGCGAGAACAATGTGCGCCTGCATCACTTGAGTAAGAGCCCATGCGAACTCTTTCTTATTAGAAGCGTCCCTGCCAAAGCGGACCGGAGGACGAGCTTTCTTGTTTTTTCCAGAGTAAGCCTGTCCAATTCCCATGCCGTCCTTGCCCTGGTGCATCCGAGCGTAGATCCCAAGACGACTAGAGGTCTTCTCTTTGATTCCGACCTCCATGCTTCGCTTGCTGCGCTTAAAGAGAGAACCCGGACCTCCCTCAACCAAAGCGTTATAGAGCACCCTATCTCGCTGCAGAATCGGGAGGCCGGGGTAACGTCGGTTTTTCCATCCCGGATAGGTCTTGCCCTCAAGTGCGGCAAACCTTTCTCCGGTCGTTGTTCCCTCTGAGTCTAGGTGCTGTCTCTCGTGGTTCTGAAACAACTTGCGGACATCCGTCCACGCAGGTCGCCAGTCCTTTACTTCCTTAATCCAATCCTCAAACGCGAACGTCACATGTCGCATCTCTGGCTCGAACTGGAAGGTGAAGGTGTCCTCGACAGCCATCAGAGGTCATCCCCGTCCTGAAAGGAAGGAGGGACAGCGTACTGTCGGTCGCCCGTGCCCGGTGTGTAGTCGAAGTCAGGGTCAGAGTCCTGAGTCCAGTTCGACTTAGCCCAGATAGAGGGACCTGTCGTCGCGCCAGAGGCTCCGTTAGCGATTAGGAATGTCCTTTGATCCCACAGTTGCTCTAAGAGCAGGTTGCCTCGAGCAATCAATTCGTCTGCAGTGGCTTTGCCGTCCGCTCCGATTGATCCCTTGGCAAGAAGGATGTTTCCACTA